CAAGGGTTGTGCCGACGGGAGCCTCGGGGTTTGCATCTCCAACATCCATCTCGGCGATAGAACCGATGCGGCGACCCTCATCAACGAGGTTGCCGAGAAGCTGGTAAAGAACGCTTGAGGGTTCTTTGTACGGAAGGAATGTGATCGAGTCGCGGATAGAACCGGAGGCAACATCCACATCGCGGAACTCGCCCGGCATGATGGGATTGTCGTCGCCCTTGATCCTCAGTCCCCGCGCCTTGAGTCCTCCCGGAAGGTTTGACAGAGTGCCAGCATCAACAAGTTGCCGTAGGATTGACGTAGCACTTTTAGCGATTCCGCCAATAAGGTGAATGAGTCCCGTGCCGTAGAAGCCAAGGCCCGGCAGGTATTGGTAATGAACGAAATACTGCCGCTTCTCAAACTTGTCATCGCCTTCCCGCCAATTGCGCCGCACAGAAAGGATCTGGCGGCTGGATTTCTCGATTGTCACGACATACGGAAGTTCAATCCCGTCTTCGTTCTCAAACCCCGGAAGGTCGAGATCGACACACATCTCAAGGATCGTGTGCCGGTTATCGTCAGAGAATGATGGGGTCTCGCCCTTTACCTTGTCGTACTTCTTCTGCAAGGTGGAGTAGTCCGGAGACGGGGTCGGAATCTCGATGTCCCGGTAGAAACCACTCACCTGTAATTTCCGAAGCTCGTTCGGGTACATTCGCGTTACGTGTGTGTAACGCGGGCAAGCGGCGAGATCTGTTGTGCCGTATGCAACGACGAAGTCCTCCGCAGGCACGAACACGGCTGCGGGGCGGGTCGTCATCTGGTCGTAGTAGATCTTCCGGAAGGCAGAGCCAGCCAGAGGTAGACGGAAGAGAAGCTGCTCCGTTTCGGAACGGTAGTCGCGCATCTTCTCGGTGACGATGAAGTTCATCTCTTCCTGAACGCGGTGAGCCTGCTTCAGGAGTTCTTCGTTGGCCTTTCCAACGATCTTGGTGCGGACGGGGCCGGAGGAAGGAAAGACCTCCATGATCGTCTGCGCCTGAAAGCGGATCACGGCCTCAGTGAGAACCGGATGGTAGACGCCGCAAGCGCCCGGCCACGGGATTGTACGCTCCTCGATCTTGAGGCCCAGAAGGTCAAGACCCTGAAGGTATGCCTTCTCCCAATCGGCGCGGGTGTTTACATCGTCCTCGAAGGAGGAAATGAGATCCTCGGAAAGCATCCGAAGATCACCCTCCTCCATGATCTCTGCCAGATTGGCGGCATGCTCCTCCGGGGGAGCCAGATCCTCATCGGGGCTGCCGAAGTCAACGGTCACACCACCGTCCTCCATCGGCGTCACATTCGCCCCGAGATCCTCGGGAGGAAGCTCGATGTCGATGTCGAGGGGAGGTGTTTCCGGGGAAATCGGGATGTTCGGCTCAATCATGTGATGTCTTTCTCTTTCGCCCCATTATATCAATAGAACGCCTCTTTGCGGAACTTCGGGGTCTCGATAACGTCGTCCTCGTCGGTGGGAATGATGAAGCCGCCCTGCCGGAACCGCATCAGAGCCATCGTAACGGCGTCAACATAGTCGTCGTGGTCGCCGGAAGGGAACGCCGCACATTCCTCGACCACATCGTCGGCAAACTGGTCATCGGGTGCCCAAACAACGCCAGACGCAAATATGTCCGTGATTGCGTTTACACGCACGATCTTGTCGCCCGTCGCCCGTGTAGGTGTAAACTCTTGGACCGGGATACCGGCGTTCCGAAGCTCCGCAATCAGAGGGGCACCCGAAGCCTTCTTTTCCACGATGAACATATCAGGTTTCCAGTCCTTGTAATACTGGACGGTCGCAGCCTTTAGCTCGGGAAACTCAAGCTTGTCCTTCCACGCATCGAGAAGGATAAGGTTTGGGATTGGCTTCCCGGTGGCATTTGGATGGTTAAAAACCCCGAAACAGACGCATGCCGAATAGTCGGATCGCTCGGTCTTCGAGAATGCAGTATCCATAGCCACGATAACAGCCTCACAGTGCGGGGCCTTCTCGGATTCCCAGATATTCCACCAGTCGCGCTTGATGAGCGCACCCTCCTCGGAGGTCGGATCCTGCTGGTATTGTGCCGACCACTTGGATATCGGAAGCTCAACTTTAAGTCGCTGAAGCTCGTCAATTGACCAGAATTCGGGCCAGAGAGGCTCGCCAGACGGCATAATCGCAGGAAGCTCAATCACCTCCCACTCACCGGCACCCTCCTTCTTGACGGATGCGTCGATGATCTGGCCGGTCAGATCCCGCTTCGCCCACCGTGTATTATGGCTGACAACTCCGTTTGCGATAAAGTTTTCTGTTTGGTGGACCTCAAGGTCAAAAACTTCCGCACGTCCGGCCTCGGACAGTTGAACAATAACGTCAGCGTCGAATGCGTAAGTATTCCGCAGCCCTCTCAAGATTTTCCGGACTCTTGCCGTATCCGACAGAGAGATTGCAGTCATTGCACAGGAGGCCGCGAACCTTTCCAGTTTCGTGGCAATGGTCGATGCAAAGTTTCCCGCTCCAGTGAGCGCGAGTATTCTTTGAAGAAGGTTCTTCGCCGCAAATGTCGCACCTGTTTTTGCGCTCAGTAACCATTTCCTCGTACTGCTGAACCGTGATTCCGTAGCGATTTTTAATTCGGTAGGCCCGGGCTTGCTCTGGACGCTTTTTGACGGGGCGCTGTTTTTGGTAGCATGATCTGCACAATCCCTTGCTTGAGACTGGCTCTCCGCAGGCGCATTTTTTCCCTCGCCATTTTCCGTGGTGCCCAATTGGGAGCCGTGGTGCGTCGGGGTTTTTTCTGTGGTACGACTCCCTTGCTTGACATGGGCCGCAAAGTCCGGGTTTACTCTGAGACCGAGCGGGCCGTTCGCATCCGTCGCCCCGACAAGCGACATACCCACTGTAAGGTCCTTCACCCTCGCCCATTTCCGCACTCCATTATGTTCAACAAGGAATGGATGCTCCTTGTTTGCCTTGATGATTCTGCCAGATCGTGTTTGTATCCGGACTATATCATCAAAACCACTTGACTGGAAGTTAGAAACGAAAGAGGCTGACATTTCTCCACGCTCATACGTGGCCACGAAATCACCGACCCTTATATCTCTTAATTTCTTCTGAGAACCGTCTGCCATAAGAACGCTGGTATCGCCCGTCATGCACATGACGATCACGATAGCGCCTCCGGGCTGTAAACGCTGCCGGGGTCCGGATGAATACCACTCGAAAACTTTGTCGTATACGGAAACATCAAACTGACCCATCATGGCCTCCTGCTCGGAGTGCGGGTCGTCGATGATCAGAAGGTCGGCACCCTTACCAGTAACGGCACCGCCAACGCCGATAGCGAAATACTCGCCACCCTTGTTTGTTGACCAGCGGCCAGCGGCCTTTGAATCTGACTGGAGATTAACTTCTGCAAACACCTTCCGGTAGTCGTCGGATCCGACAAGGTTGCGAACCTTTCGACCGAAGCCCACCGCAAGCTCTGCGGTGTGTGCCGTCTGGATGATCTTCTTCTGGGGATACTTGCCCAGAAACCATGCCGGGAGCAGATAAGAGGCGAATTCAGACTTGGTATGCCGGGGTGGCATGTTGATGATCAGGCGCTTCAGTTCGCCCTTGGCGACCCTCTCAAATGCGTCCGCCATTATCTTGTGGTGGCGACCGGATATGAACCCCGGCCACATCAGCTTGACGAAGTCCAAGTAATGCTCTTGAGCGGCCTCCCGGGCCTTCGCCTCGTCCAAAGCACGAAGAAGCCGGAGGATCTCCGGCTTCTCAGATTCGGGTATCTTGTCAATCAGTTCGGCGTAATTCATGCCATGATTATATGGTGCCGAGGGCGAGACTCGAACTCGCGGCCTACCGCTTACAAGGCGGTTGCTCTACCGGCTGAGCTACCTCGGCTCGTATCCCATAAGGCTGTCAACGGCAGCCACCTTGTCTTGGTGGAAGTATTGCAGCTTGTTGAACTGCTTCCGTGAGTGCATCACGGTCGTGTGGTCCTTGCCGACCATCCTGCCAATCTCCGAGAGAGAAACCTCCGGGAAGTACCGCAGAATCGACCAGACGAAGTGATGCTTCGCAATTGACGCCGAGTAGTCCTTCCGGTGGGAGGTTATCATGCTTGGCGGCACATCGTATATGTCGGCGAGGGTTTCGATCAGGAACTTTACCGACGCATCAAATGCCTTCGCCTCGGCAGTCATTGAAAGCTCAAGGGCCTTGCGCTTGCGGCGCTCAACGGCGTCACTTAGCCGCTGCATGCGTTCCCTTAGCTTGTCTTCCGGGGTCTTCTTTTTTATCGTCCAGAACTTCTTCTGGGCGTCCCGAATCTGCTTGGCGTATTCGCAGTCCGCCCTTTCCTCGTCGTTGGTCTGCTCCCAGAAGAACTTACCATCAAGAGCCTTTACCATCTCCGCTTCCAGATCCCGCACCAATCTTCTCCTCTACTTTTCTCAACGTGTTGATCAAATGTCCGACAGAGCCTTGGAAGCCGTATGTGCCGTAGTGGGTGGTAATCGCCCAAGGGAACAGCCAAATGTCGCCACCAATCTCCCGCCACTTGTGGCAGAAGTAGTAGTCCTCGGAAAGGTAACGCCCGTCGAAGATGCCGGTCCTGAAGTAGGCGAACATCTTCTTCTCAACGCCGCTGAGCACGTCACGCGAGTGATCGGACACATAGGCGTTTTCCGGGAATGCCTCCTCCATCTTCTTGAACACGGACCTCTTGATAAGCATCATGCCAGTCCCGGCTTCCGAGACCCTGACAATCTCCTCCATCTTGGTCTTGTCGTCAAGAGTGGAAAATACGTACTCTCCGACCAGCTTCTCAAGGTATGCCGGTTCGGTAAAGCCAAGCTGCACGGCAGATGTGATCACCGGCCAATTGATGTGCTTCTTGGGGTAGGGAGAGCAGATGATGTCCTTGTCCTGCGACATCATCATCAGGACATCCTCCGGTCGGAACTGGATGTCGGCGTCGATGAACAGCATGAACTCGGCGTTGCTCTTCGTGAGGAACTCATGCACCAAGCCATTGCGGGCGCGGTCTATGAGGCTCTCGTTCATCATGAAGCAGTGCTGGAAGACAATGCCGTGCTGGTGGCAGGCATCCTGCAATTGCAGCATGCTAGACATATACATCGTGTTGCCGTTGCCGCCATACATCGGGGTTGCGACCATCACGCCCTTCCCCTTGAGTTTGCCGACGTTGATTTTCAGTTCGCTCTCAGGAAGCATCATTGGCCCTCGAAATTGAAACCCCGGTTCCGTATTCGCCGTTGTAGGACATAGGTGCGGGGTTTCCCTGTATCCTCCAACCCAAGGTCTCCATCTGCATCGCGTGGGTCATCGCATCAGAGATGGTCTTGCCCCACACGTAGCGGGTCTCGATCACGAAAGACTTAGGCGCAAACGGCGATGTATTCATAGTTCAGAAAGCCCTTCCGCTTCTGTATGAGGTGGACCTCGTCATTCATGTATGCCGACCAAGCGACCCTCGCAGCCTGCATCGGCCCCGGCAGTTTGTCGGTCGTGCCCCCGTTAATGTAGAAGCGTTCCTTGTCTGCCATCAGCATACCTTCGTAGTAGACGACCTTCTCGCCCTTATTTGCCTTGGAGAGCCAGCGGATCATGGAGTCCCGATCATGCACTTTCAATTTAATGTCCTCATTGCTACGTTTTCAAGAATGTCACACCGCAGACCGGCGACCATGATCTCCAGAAATTCGAGAGCATGTACATCGCTGTCAAAGGAGTGTAGGTACACACGCTCACCATCGGTCGTGATGTAAACGACCATTGATTCCTCGATCTTCCCGTCCTCGATATGTTCTATAGCTTCCGTAGGTCCGGGCTTTCTGAACGACTTTTTCGGCATAGGCACTTCTCTTTCTCTTTGTGCCGAGGCCAGCATTGTACAGCAATGCCGTCCGGTACAGGTTTCCCTTGGCGAGTTTATACGCCATCCGCAGGTATATCATGCCGTAGCGGATACCAGTACGACAATCGTTCAGTCCAGAGGGGGTGCCGCGATAACCGACGCCCCTTGCTGTTCGGGGTTTGATCTGCATCACGCCGCGCTCACCCTCTCGTCCCACCGCGCTGCACCTAAAGTTACTCTCCAGCTTGGCTATAGCAAGCGCCAGATTCACCGGCACTCCCTGCCTGATTGCCTCCGATCTCACCATGCTCTGCACCGATTCAGCGACCGCAGGTGTGGTGAAGAGAAGCAACCCCGTAAGAAGGAGCGCCCTCAATCCTTGCCCTCCAGAACGCGCATTGATCGAGTAACCGACAAAAATCCAAACGCCGCCAGAGCAAACCAAAGCTTACCTGCGATTTGCCCTCCAATGTAATCAAAGTTACCGAAAGCAACGAACAGAAATACAGCGCTATCCACAACGGCACCCACTGCGCCTGAAGCTAGAACGGCAAGAGGCAGGTGTCGTTTTCTGAGCGGCGTGTAAACAGCAAGGTCAAGGCCCTCTGCCAAACCAAAGGCTAAAGCGGACGCAATGACAAGAGACGGGGGCGCAAGGATAGCGGACAAGACAACACCAGTTAAGATTGCCGCTATGGCTATGCGCAAGCCAAAAAACTGTTGAACCGCGTCACGGAAGACCAATCCAGCGCCAACAAGCAAGACCCCAGAAGGGGCCATAAGCCCAAACCCCACTGGCACCAGACATGGCCCATCTGGTATGCACTCTGTACCAAAGTTCCCAATCAACCAATTTGCTGCGGGTATTGTGGCGATGAACGCAATCAAAAATATGTATCTCAAGAAATCAACTCCATTTGCTTGTATGTTGATGACCATTTGACTGGGCACTGAACGGCATCTATTACCCTAGCCATTGCCTCTGGACAAGAGGCGCTGTCCTTGAAGTTCCTTGCGACGTTAACGCTATCAACACTAGCGAAGGGCCACCGCTTGCCAGCAACCGCCATGCCGCGAAGCATGTGGACCCACGGGATGCTCCCTCTTTTGTCTAATTCGTTAAATGCCTCGTCCGCCCGCCTGCACCAAGACTCAGAGCCAACTTGCCAGTACGACCCAGAAGACCCAAAACACACCCGACCAAAGTTTTGAGCAAAATCCAAAAGGACCTCAAACGGTTCCGCCATGTGCCATACTGGAGCTGCTAATTCGCGCCTGAAGGGCCACTCCCTGACAAGTTTAGAGTTTGATTCAACGTCACCATCAATAACATCTGGTATTACAGCCCAATGCGGATGCCCAAGACGAGGTTCAACCCAGTTATAAAAAGCCCCCCAATTAACTGGCTTGCCCTTTGTGTGAAAAGAGAAGGCACCATTGTCCCACATAACCGACTGCCCAATTCGAAGGCAAATATCCGCATCCGCAGGATTAGCAAATGAAACACAAAAATTTTTCCCAGCCATCTTCCAAAGCTGATCGCGCGGGGTCAACGGAGTGCCGTGGTAGTGAACGGTCATCAATCCATGCCCTCCAGAATGCCTCGGATCTCTGCTGCCACAGCAGCACTGTGCCGCAGATGGTAGGTGAGCGTGAGGTTCTCCGTGCGGAGTTCGTCAAGCTCCTTGTACATATTGTTGATCTGATCCAAGCTTCTCACGAGGATGTTGCGCAGCGCTGCGACCTCCTCAGACAGCTTGGCGATCATGCCGCTGTCGTCTTCGATTGATTCACGCATCAGTCGCGTCTCCCTGCT